TGTTCAGCAATCCTCTCAGAGGAGGATTGTACCGGGATCTTCTTACCCCGTAAGGCAGCAACCTTCTTCATTACCTTCTTCACAGTCGGTTTCACAACCTTTAACAAAAGGTCAGCAAGAGGCTTTGCGAGCAGTGCAGAACTCGTCGCTACCACAGCAATAGTTGCAGTAGTTGTTATCATTCCTGCTGATGGTATATTCTGAACAATCTGGTCGGGAATAGAAAGTGTCTCAAATACTGGGAGGCATTCTTTTCCGACCGTTTCGTATGCAATAATTTTTCTATTTCCTTCTACAATCTTTCCAACAGGATCCTTTAACTGCTGTGCTCTTGTAGGACACTCAGGTTTTTCTGGAGTTGTCTGCTTTGGAACTCCTGGAGTTTTTGACTCTGGTGCTTCTGGTTTTGGTGGTGCTTTATATGCAGGTGGTGGAGGTGGTTCTTGCTCTAGTTTTATTTTATTTCTGTCATAATCAATAGCAGAGTAATAAGGTGTGCCTGCATCACACAGGGTCATCACACCTTTATCATCTTCATTCTTTAGATTTACATTTTCACTATTGTCTTTGTGTGCCTCAACGCAGCCAGGAATATTAACAATAGGTGTTCCCAATTGCATCGTCACTGGTGGCATAGCAGGAAGTGCCACTGGTGGGTCGGATGACATCCACCGTGGCACATCAGGTATTATAATGTCACTTATTCTAATATTATTAAGTCGAATGTCGGGGATTGGCATTACTCAACCAGAGTACCATGTTCTCTACGAATGACACGAAGTGCTTCAAGGTTCATATCCTTGGTGCCACCATCGTATGCGTGAGCATATCCTTCTTCAATCATTTGTTCGTTGAGCGACAGACTTCCGTCCCCAAGGTATAACCAACCAAGAAGACGACCGTACTTCCCAACACCGCCGACAAGTTCAGTACGGATAACGAGATCATCATCACCAGCCAACGCCCCTTCCAGTTTTTCTTTGAGCCAGTTGGTTGCGTCGATTCCAAGGGCTTTCTCCTCTAGGTCTCTCGTTCTTTTCTCTGGCGTATCAACGCCTGTAACTCTAACTCTTTCTTTCTTGAATAAATCAAACCCGAGGTCAATAGTGACATCGATAGTATCACCATCAAGAACACGATTAATCTCAACTACTCGGAAGTTGTAACAAGACTTCCTGTTGGGTGGAACCATAGCGCCCATAATCGATCTCCTTTGCGTCTGCTGCTGTGACTATTCCGATTAGTGTAATGGCAGCAGTTATGACGGCACCGGCACCCCATACCCACTTCTCAAGTTTACGAACACGATCGCGGAGTTCCTCCGCCATCTTCTCAGCGTCTTCAATCCTGTGTGTCAGCAGTGCTATCAGTTGATCCTGATCCGCGTCCTTCTGGTTGATTTGATCCGCCATCGTCCAATTCATCAAAAGCCATACGCATTATATAGACGATATAATATGTTACACCAGCAAGAAGTATCACCATACACCAGATGATACTCCAAGTTACATCGTTTACATCATGTAGAGGTCTCAGAACCAGGTTCATTAACAATCACTAATCGCAGAGTTTACTAAGGATCCTGCTGAAGATCCAATTTTGTTTCCTAAGAGATTAACCCATCCTGCAGCCAACCATCCAACATAAGGAATGCCCATTACTGCAGGAGCACCAACGCCAGCAGCAATAGCACTACCTGCCATCGCACCTTGTGACCGTGCTCCAGCGTCCGCCACTAAACACTCTTCTTCTTTTGCAGTCAACTTTCCCTCGCCGTCTCCTCCAACACCTCCCATATTTCTGGTGCCTTCAGCAGTGAATTGATCTTTACGCCACTCTCTTCTGACCTCAGTGCCACCACCACCAAAGAATCCTTTCTTTTCTTTGTCAAGACTCAGTGATCTCTGAGACTCAAGAATAGCAGGATCGTTTGCTTTGTATTCAATTGTATATCCGTCCTTACCTGCTTCTATTTTATAAGAAGAATATGGAGTGCCGCGTGGAATGTTAATGGTCGGGACCTGAATCCTATCAGGTTCTCGTTTAACCAAATGTCCCAACACACCGATGTGTGCGATTGCTACGACACTACCAAGACTGATGGCAGTCCACTTGAGGTAAGGTTTCATGGTTACATCTTGTATGGAGGTTGATCTGTTACGATTTTGATTGGTCCTTGCTCTACTCTGATTGTTTGAGCAGGAGCAGTTTGTGCTGCTTTCTCAATCAATCTTTCCATCTGGTCTTTTGTGATACCACCATTACCATTACCACCACCTTCTCCTGCTTTCTTTGCTGCCTGAACACCGAACGTAGCTAAAACCCCAGTAAAAACCGAGGCTATGAAAGTCGGATCTAGTTTTTGTTCTGGGATTCCCAGAGCAGGGGGTAGTTTGATATATGCCAGAGTGAGAATTCCACCAGACCAAACAAGAATACCAAGACGGACAAAGGTAGAAAGAATGGCAAGTTGTTCTTCCTTGTCATCTGCTGCCTCCTTTAGTTTTCCTAGAATACCTTTCTTTTTAGGTTCTTCCTTCTTGACTTCTTCCGGCATTAGTCGCTGACAAGGGCAACTCTATTTAGAGAGGTATCCGTTTTCAACCAGCCATTCACGGGTCATAGGTGTGGGGTCATAGTCAGTCCACATAGTACCTGCAGCACAAGACTGAAGTGCTTTCATAGTCATGCCCTCAGTTTTACCTGCCCAGGTTGCTTCTTTCTCCCAAGGGATAGCAGCAGGCATAGTCGCATATGCTCTCCGGGCCATCTCTGCCCACATCTCAGGGACATCCTCCTCATTCATAATAATGGCAATCATGTTGTTATCAATCGTGCCAGCCATGCAGTCTTGAGCAGCGTGCCATCCTTCGTGACGCATCACACTCATCAATACATGAGGACGCTTCATGAATGTTTTATTCAGGAAGAAATTGTTGCCTACAGTATGATAAACTCCACGATGTCCAACAGGGAAATATTTTTCATCTGCTAGAAACACGTTAACTCCGACCTGCCTAAGGGCGACAAGCATAGCGTTGAATTCGTGAGCAACAGGATAAAAAGAATCAGTATTGGGATACTCACTAGAAACATCCAGAAGACTAGTGATTGGTTTGACTCCATCGGTACACTCTCGAAGTAACATGCACCCCATAGAATGATTAGTATAATACTCGTTATCTTTTAGGGGGTCTGAATGGGCAGGTAGGGCAACCGCTGCCGCAACAGCCAGGGACGCAATAATTTTTTTCATAAGAGATAATCAAAAAGGAAGAGCAGCACCACCAGTTGTAGAAGGAATGGCACCACCAGTAGCACCAGGAAGTTCAGGAAGAGCAGCATCCATCATTCCTGGAAGTGCTCCTGCAATCGCTTCTGTTGCTGCCTTGGCAACATTTTCTTTTACTTGTTCAACAATAGCATCACGACGGAGATAAACAACCGTTCCTCCACCGATGATACCAGCAGTTCCTACAAATGATAGAACTGCTAAAACATTAATTACCTTTTGCATAATAAGCCTCGTAGTATTTTACAATCCCTGCAGTGTGCATATTGCCCTGAGAAACCCAGTCTTGAGCACACTCATAGATTGATTGATTTGAGTATTTAGGAGATCCTTCCTCCAGTGCAGCACCAAACTTTGCGAGCAATACTTTGAGTGCTTGTTCCCTGACCTTCATTTTCTGGTCACTGTATCGCCAATCATCGATGGACATTCTCTGAACCTCCTTGGAAGTTTTCAGATCCACCGATAGGATCAAGTTGCAGTGTAGTGGCAGCACTCTTGGTTGCCATCTCGTACATTACCTGGTGAATATTATCAGATTCGTTCGTCCAGTATTGACGATTTTCTTCTTCTTGTTGCTTAATCTCTGCCTCTTTCTCCATGTAGTCTTGACCCTTGTCAGAGACAAAAGCAGGGCCAAACCAAGGATCGTCTTGAAGAACTGCAGGAGCTGGAATTCCTGTATATGCAGGTTCCTCTTCCATCACTGCACAATTAACTGTTTGTTCATCAATAGCACATTCAATCTCTTCTTCAGAAATCTGTTTGTTAAGACCAAGAATACCCTTGAGGGCGTCTGTGAGTGTTGTGATCATGCGAGAACAAGCTTCTTTGAGTAGTTATAAGAGTAGATCTCTCGATTACCCTTGATGCCCCATCCTAACCAATAATAGGCGGGCCCCATGTATTGTTGGACAGTTTTACCACTGCCTTCAAATTCTGGGAGAACCTTTTGAAAGTGAATCTCGTTAATCATGTAACGAGTTTGACCCTCCAGACTACTGGGGTCACAGTTGAACTTCTCACAGAAGAGACCTAACCCCAGATAACGGTTCTCAGTGGTCCACTGAATGAGTCCGTACCCACCCCGATGGCAATCAGAGTAAGGAACTCTAGCCCCTCCCTCGCAAATGTTGGGATAGAACTTACTTTCCTGTTTAATGTTTCCCAGTATTGTTGCCAGAGCATTTCTATCCGTGATTCTAGTTTTGTCTTGGAGTTCAGAAAGAACAAACTGTTCTTCTGGAGTACAGTCAATACACTTCCAAGTAGGAACATAAGGTTCTACTGGAATACTGACAACTTCTTTTTGCTCTACTGCCTTGGTGGCACAAGAAGCAGTAAGAAGTGCTAGAGATGTGTAAGCAGCGATCCGTCCGAACATTAAAAAGGGGGTTGCGTAGTACCCCCGAATTATAGGTTATTCGGTTGTGTCTGTCAAGCGGAGGGAGGTGCATACACAGGTTGCATCAGACCACCACCTGGACCGTCATCATCATCAACATTTCCATCAGTCAATAGGGCTGCAAATACAAACCCTCCTATCATGGACGCTGCTATGATTAACATGTCGTTCACCACAAACCTGGGATGACTTGACCTGTTGCGAGATAAGAACCAACAGCGGCGACGAATCCAACCATCGCTGCGCGGCCATTCAGTTTTTCTGCTTTTTCATTAAACATTTTTTTGATCCTCTAGTGTTTTGTTTGTTATGATTATTTTTTCACCATCATGAGTGAATTGCAATTCGTCGTCGGGATGCCACATCAACTCTTCATACATATCGTCGAGTTTCTGAACATCTTGCCAAAGTGCATCTGGGTTAGGCATATCAAGTAGTTCTCTTTACCTCGTATATAGTAGAATCACCATATGTTTTATGGTCTTTGTATCCTACCATACGACCCTTTGTGTTTTGAAGGGCTGACATAAAGGCAAGCAGAAAGAAGATTGCTGGTGCTCCGATAATAAGAGCAGCACCAAAGATATACCCTGCAAGGAACTCGGCAATAGTGTGGTTGGCAGCCCAAGAGAATTCGGTCTGCGTCAAAAGTTCAATCATCAATAAGTCTCAGAAAGTTGTTCTACAGAATAGGACAGAAGTACGAAGAAGGCAATACTTGTAATGGTGAAAATTGCTTCAGTCATCAGAAGATGCCGAAGAAGAAGTTGCCAGTGATGGCATATGAGATGAAACCAGAAACGATTCCCATCATAGCCCAACGACCATTATAGGTCTCTGCGTATTGTTGTGGCGATTCAAGACCCTTACGGTTGTAGGATTCTACTACCATTTGGGGTTCTTTGGCGAACAGATTCTGTTGCCCAAATTCGTTCGTCGTTACAGTCATTTACTTAATGTTGTAAATCTTTACATATTATATAGTAAAAAAGCAACCCTGTCAAGGGTTGCTCTGTAGTGATTTATACTTATATCACTTAATAGTGCTAACAGCAGCAAGAGATTTCTGTCGAAGAGACTCTGGAAGAGGCACATATCCCAGAGAATCTGAAGTCGCTTGCACTTTCTCACTCAACATATAACGAAGAGTTTCCTTCACTCCAGGTTTGGATTCAGGATAGGCAAGGATCCAAGTCAGAGATACGATTGGGTAAGCATTCGCACCTGCGGGATTTGGATCTGCCCCACGAAGTTTATCGTCCAGAACAATTTGTGCAAGCCCTGCAGCAGAAGTTTCTGCATCTGCCTTTACAAAGTTGCCTGCCTTGTTTTGCAGAGCAACCTGTTGGAACTTATCACCGTTCACATAACCATAGTTCAGATAACCAATAGAACCAGGATACTGTTTAATACCAGCGGCAACACCATGGTTACCCTTACCACCTACACCAACAGGCCACTTCACTGCTTTACCAGTGCCCACAGTCTTCTTCCACTCTGGAGAGAATGCAGACAAGGAGTTAGTGAATCCTTTAGTTGTTCCTGAACCATCAGAACGCCATACAGTGACGATTTTTTTATCCTCGCAACCAAAGGTAGACCAGTTAGTAATCTTACCAAGGAAGACATCAGCAAGTTGTGTCTGAGTCATCTTAACATCACAACCAGGCATATTGTAAGCAGGAACGATAGCACCACCAGTCATAGGAATATGAATCATGGGGATCTTCTGCTTCTCATCACTCACAGCACCATCACTGGCACCGAAGTCAACAGTCTTAGCAGTAAACTGACGAACACCAGCACCACTACCAATTGCTTGATAGTTCACTTGGTTTCCAGTTTCTTTAGAAAATGACCCAAACCAGGAGTTATAGAGAGGTGCAGGGAAGGTTGCTCCTGCTCCGTTAAGTTTGAAAGAAGTACTATCTGCGCTACCACATGCAACAAGGGCAGGTGCTACCAGAGCAACAGATGCGATTGTCTTGAAATTCATCGGTTTTGTTGAATGACCTTTATATATTAACATGGTTAATCCAAATTTAACCATAAAAAAGGGGTCCCTCGTCAGGAACCCCGAACACCTAGGTGTTTATATCTTTTCTCTACCTACAACTCAGAAGTTGTACTTGAGTCCCAGCTTACCGCCCAGACCGAAATCATCGTCGTCTTCGGTCGTCAGGAAGGAAACCTCGCCATATGCACTCAGTGCATCCGAAACGGGGATACCCAGACCTGCTTTACCAGAGAACTGAGTGTCAGTCTCTTCGCCGTCAACGGCAACAACAGCAGGGCCTGCTTGGACGTAGTAGGAAGCAGCACCAACTTCTCCTTCATAGCCAACGTGGATGTCGGTCGTGGCTCCAGAGTAGTCATCTCCAACACAACCAGCGTTCGTTTCCACGTTAACGTATGGACCTGCAAGGGCAGCGCCAGCGGACATGGACAGGGCCGCGGTAGCAGCGAATACAGATTTGAACATTTGTTTTACCTCGTTTGTTTACTTGCGGAATGGTTACCCGCAGATGAAAGG